CGCTTCTTCGTAGAGAGATAGGTGTTGAGAGCTTCAAGGGCAGTGCGAGATGCGCCTTCCTCGCCTTCGATCAGCTTCTTGTTGGCTTGCTCCATCTGGTAGATGCGGAGCTCTCCGGCGGCGCGGAAGACTTCAACTTCCTTGCTGGCAGCTTGTTGGCGCTGCTCGAAGACTTTTGAGTTGAGCTCGCGCTCCAGGTCGGCCCGCGCTTTTGCGAGCTCGGCGCTTCTTTGGGCTACTAGCCGCAGGTTGCTTTCGGCGTCTTGTTTGTCCTTTTCTCTCTCGTATCTGTTAAGAATTTCTTTTTGCTTGCTCATATCTTTGAGCAACTGTGCAATAGCCTCTTTGTTTCCTTGCTCAAACCTCCCAATTTCACTACCAGAAACAGCAGCCCAAAATTCACCCCAGCTCTGGATGCCCGGTTTAAGCTCATAGCGCAACTGGTTTATTTTCTCCCTAATCTCTTCTATCTTGGTGACGGCTTTGTTGTACTGTGCGTCAACAAGAGCTCGTTCAAAGTCCCGTGCACGTTTTTGTGCGGATGTAGCGTTCTCTCCAAGATTCTTATACGTGGTGTTGAGCCGTTGCAGGGCTACTTCCGCTCTGCGATCAGAAGCTATTTCGTCTTGCTTTTCTTTCCATCTCGAGTAAATATCGATTACAATTGAGACTGCGGCCTGCAGCGCGAATAACGTCAGATTGGTTTTGATCATATCTACTGCAAGACCCGTTAGTCCTCCTTTAGCTTTCTCAATCCCCAGTCCAAGACCCCCGAGCTTGTCGCCAGATCGTTGAACACTCTGACCAAGGATTTCAGTTTCCTTCGAGAGCAACCCAATCTCAACGCCTAGGGCTTGAATTGCGGCACCGCCCTTTTCCGCAGCTCTTGCGATTGAACTTCCTAAATTGGCAAATGCTGTAATTATTCTTCCGATACCCACAACAAATGAGCCCAGTATTGTTCTTATCAGGTTGAACTGCGTAACGATAAAAGGCATTATCTTGTTCCAGCTAGCAAAAGCGCCTGCAACTAGCAAGATTTTAGACACCATGTCAGGGAGTCCAGTCTTGGTAAGCACGCCAAATATTGTTTGAATACGGCTGAACTCTTGTACAATCGGTGACCTTAAGAGGTTGCCCCAGGCGGTTAAAACACCTCCAAGTGTTCCTGCCATAGCGACCAGAACCTGCGATAGGGACTCCAGCGCCCCAATGATCGCTTGAAAATTGCTTATCTGAAGCGACAAAAATCCTTTGGCTAGTTCAGCTAGACCCTTCACAAGGGCAGCAATGCCTATAGCTGCACGCTCCAGCAGAGTTGTTAGCTGCCCGATTACGGGTGCCATTGCTGACTGGACGGTTGTGGCGGCACCTTTCAGCTGCTCTTGCGCACCTGACAAGAATTGGGGTGCGCTACTTTCTGCCTTCTGTGCGAGGGTTGATCGACCCTGAATTTGTCCAAAGACAGTTGCAACTCCGGAGCCTATAATGTTACCCGCACCCTTCGCAATAGCAAATATCTGGTCTTTAATCTTGAATAAGAACTCGAATACTTTTGTTAGCGAATCGAGCAGGGGGTCGAGCAAGCCTGAGCCGAACTTTTGGCCTACGAGTTCTTGTAAGTCTCTGATATTGGACCACACCCCAGCAAAACCTTCAGCAGCGATGCGCTGGCCTGCTACTGCTGCCGCTAGTTTGGTTTCGAGGAATTTCGTGACGCCACCAATCTGCGTTTTTGCTCGCGCTATATCGTTGTTAGTGATACCTAGCGCTTTGGCCAGATACGAATCAGTTGTAATATCTCCTCTAAGGATTGAACTTATTTCCTGCTGCGCTTGATACAGGGGGATATTAAATGTCCCTAGGGCGCCCGCGAAGTTAATCGCCAAGTCTTCCGCTTCTTTTAGTCCACCACCGATCTGCCCAACCTGTTGTGCAACAATCCCAAAAAGTTCGATGACATCATTCGATGTGACGCCAGCAAGTGCGATTGACCTGTCGCGAATAGAGTCAACATGCTTTGCTACTTCTGAGGTTAGGCTTACAATCTTTTGATATGGATCAGTGATTTCTTTTCCGTTCTTAAATACTTGATTAGTGGACGCGAGTGCTGTTTGCGTTTTCAGCATGGTCTCGCGCAGCTGAATCTCGCGACCGATCGTTTCGTTGAAGAATCCGGTAAAAGCCCCTTTTACTATGTCAACAGATTGCTTTATCAGAAAGACCGCTGCACCCATGCCCAGCAGTCGATCTGTCAATACACTCGTAGAGCGTGCAGCTACGTCTATTGATGACGTAATTGCCTTACCTGCGGAGCTTACGTCGATTCCAGCCTGTTTAGCTGAGTCCGCTGTCTGTATCAGGTTCGAGGCTAACTGTTTTGTGGCTCCAATACCAGGAACAAAGTCGGCAAACTGCCAAAACGTCTTAATGTCGTTTGCGGCTGTTTTGATGTTATTGTCTAAGTTTTGAAAACCTTTGGCAACCTCCGCAAGGTTTGGTACGTCGATCTTAATCGACCTATCTTTAGTTGCATCTGTTACGTCACTATCAAGCTTCTGTACTTTCCGCGAAGCGTCATCTGTATCCGCGTAGACTTTGACCTGAAAATCGGCCACCGCTCAGCCCTATCCGTTAGGCGTATGTTAAGGCCGCCGATCTGGCGAGGTCATCAGCGCGGCTAGCACATGGATCGGGATCAGGTGCTTCCTTCCAAGCTCGGTGAGAATGAATTTCGTGGCCTGATCGGGGCCTTGATCCACGGGGGACGCGTAGGAGGGCCGCCAGTCTGGATAAGGGAGAAAGTCTTTGACACCCACCGCCGGAGCGGGGCGGTTCGAACCAGAGAACCCATGGGCTACCTGGAGCACGAGATGGGTCAGCCGTGCCGTCACCAATGCGTCCTCGTTTGCTTTGGCCTGCTCCTGTTGAACAAGCTCGTGGAGAACCATACGAATGGTGCTCACTGGGGTGCGTAGAAATCGTTCCGGGGGGAAGTCATCACCAAGCTTCGACATGCGCAGCCGCATGTAAATGGCATCCCAATTGGTCGGCGCGGTGCGGAGTACCGCATCACACTCTTTTAAGATCTCGTCGGGAGAGGGCTGAACTCCTGTTCTTGCTCGGACTTTCCCTCGGTTTCGGGCTCCGGCCAGCCGTCTCTCTCCCAACCAATCATGCGGAAGACATCCTCCATTATTTTGGAAGGCATGGCTTCGGTATCCTCCTCCGTCCAGTCCTCGAGCCGCTGCCAGTCCTTGGCCTTAGGGAGTTTGACTTCGGCACGATACCGCATGAACAGTGTCACAAACGCAACTTGCTGTTCAATAGCGCCTGTTGAGCCTTTTTGAAGATCTTCAAGTTCCGCAGCGTAGTCGTAAAGGATCTCGCTATTTTCTTCGCTAGTATTCCCGAGCAGATCCACTGCTTCCTTTGTGCTAATCCCTTTGTCTTTTGCAATACGTTGAGCCAGCTTTATTGATGCAGCGGTTGACTTGGCTTGCTTGCGCGAAATGGCTTCAATCTGTTTCGCCTCACCTGGGACGAGGTCGTTATATACGGGGAAACGAAACGGTCCAATTTCGTAGTATCTTTCAGCCGGGAACAGAAGGCTGGCGTACTTGCTCATTGCAGATAGGGAGAGCAACCTGCCACGCCTTGTATGGAAGTGGCTGGTTTGTCAGCTCAGGTGGGAGTTCAACATCAATACTAGCGTCTCCATACGCTAAGCGTATGCGCTTGAACGGATTCTGGGGCTCGACGTAGAGGGCACCACATTGGAGAAAGGCGCCATCTACTCGGCAGTTCACCGCGTACACAGACCGAAAGGGGTCGATGAGCAGCTCATGCTCGGGGGTGTCGGAGGTGATTGACATATCAATAAAATGCCCCGCATTTGCGGGGCTGTGGAGATTGCTTGAGTCAGTTCAAGAAGGGAATGCCTGACACGCTCGGTAAACCTCCGAACACGCTGCTAAACAGGACGGGGGTGTTTACCGGCGGCACTGAATCAAGCTGTGCGAAACGTGGACACAAGACCTTGGATAGGACGACGAACTCCGGTAAGAGAGTAAGCACCAGTTCCATCAACGGTCTGTGTGATAGCGCCATCAGTCACGCGAAGCCTGTAAATCGTGCCGGCCTGCAAAGCAGCGCTTGGTTGAATCACCACGTCGTTGACGTCCAGGATCACAGTTGCTGGCACCTGAACGCCGGTCGACGCAACCTCAAGGCGGAAGCCAGCGCCGTCTGCTGGACTATGGAGGTTCAGTCCCTGAACAGCAGCGCCGCCACTAGCGGCTGTGAGGTAAGAAACAACGATGTTGCTACTGACGTTGATCGACAGCGCATTATCTGCGGGTGTCACCACAGCCCAGCGATTGCCTGTATTGATCGGCAGCAGTCCGGACTGAATGCCACCGAACGAAAGCGGGGTGCTTCCAGCGCTATAGCGACCAAACACTGGTCGCCCACGGGACATCATGTCGAAGGTGACTTCAGTGAGACCTTCCGCTGATTTGTTCTCATTAAAGTTCATGAGAACGCAGTTGAAGCCCGTGAAGTCATAGATGTAGTCACCGCTGGCCCCCTGTGACTGGCCCATTTCCTTGAGGAATTCGACGTAGATTTCGAAATCCTTGTTGTAGCGGCACTTTTCAATCAGGGCAAAACCCTCGTCGTAGTTCCCACGGAACAGCGGTACACCGTTCGACTGGACCTCGGTGTCCTTCACGAAGTAAGCGGTGTTGGATGCTTGAACGCGTGAGCCGGTGATCACGCTGTCTGCCCATCCATCATCACCCAGGATGCGGAACTCTTGGTCGTTGTCGCGGATTTGAAAGTTGGACTGCTTGATGGCCTGCAGTTCCACGTAAGACTGGCCTGGGTCCAATGTCGGCAGCGTGACGAAACCGTCGTTGGCGCGCGATGCGAAGTAGCGGCGGGGGGCAGTCAGTTCAACGGCGCGGACCAGGGTCCGGTGAGCCTTGTGGAACGACAGCCCGATGGCGTAGTCGGCCATGGTGGTGACTCCTTAGGGGATCGGGGGGTTCATTACAGCTCCGCGAATGCGGGCCGTGAGGGCCTCGAAGGTGACCTCGGTCCGGGCCATGTACGTGACTTGGTCCAGGGGGAAGGCACGCGCGATACGACGACGGATGTCGAGCATCGAAACCGGCATGCGCGTACCTTTTTTGGTGCCATAGTTCGTGAAGCGGACACTCCAGCTTTCGATGGAAATAACTCCGCCGTAAGAACCAGGGCTTGTGATCTCGGGGACGTCCTCGATGACGCACTCGATGCCTGTGATGGTCCAATTCGAGGGGACCATCGATGCACCGGTGACGTAGACCGCAGGAATACGGCTTGTGTCGGGGAGCGTGTAGTAGCCAGGCCAGGTCGTGTACGGCTTGAGAGTGGAGCCATCAGCCTCGAACAGGTCGAGGACGTAGCGCTCCAGGTTGCTCCGTAGCAGCGTGACTGGTGGGTAGGCCGTCGAGATCGTCATTGCTGTGTCTCCAGGGCGGATCGCAGCAGTTGGCCAAACTTGTCCGGGGCCTCCTCAAGAGGGGCCTTCGTCCAGGGTCGGCCAGGAAAGCGAAGCCCCTCAGTGGAGACTCCGCCCTCGTGGACTTGATTGGCGTATTCCACGGGCCAGGTGAAAGTCACGGAGCCGTCAGAGTTGACGACGCGTGTCTGACTAGCGCGCAGGCGGCCGGTGTCCACGATGTCCCGCACCTTGGGGGGTGTCGGGTAGGGCCACTTCACCTCGGAGATCTCCTGGGTGAAGCGGGTGTCAAGCCAGGTGCCGAGTTGGCGCACCGCCTGCGCGGTGGCGTTCTCGAGGGCGTCGCTAAGCTGGCGGTTGGAGGCGGACATCAGGTCGGACCTCCGACGACGCGGAACGTGCCTTCAACGGACTGGCGCAAGTCGCGACGGTGAGCCGCAGTCATGGCCAGATCGAAAACCAGCTCGAACCGCCCGCGGTACCCGTTGATCACGGCCTCGGCCTGAGAACCGTTCGTGATCCGCGGATCGAGGGTTGCCGGGCTCAGGAGGCGACCGCGACAGGCGTAGGTCGTTCCGTCGACGCCGCTCTCGGGTTTCCAATTTGGAGACTGGAGGCTGAGGGCGGCGAGGTACTCGATCACCTCAGTGGTCTGAAACGCGTTGCCCGTGGCGGCGTCCGTGGCGGCGTAACCGGTGCCCACTTCAAACGCCAGCTGGGCGTTACCCCAAGGCGCGTAGGCGGAAACCGTGCTTGCCGGGATCGTCATGGTCAGAGTGCGAAACCGCTGAGAGGGCGGCTGTCAAGCAGCCGCTTGTACTCCTGGCCGTAGAGCGTGGTGGCGAAACCAGTGCCCATCGGTGCGCCGGAGGGGGCACCAACCTGTTGACCGATCTGCATCGTCCGGGTGGCGAGCAGATGGGCAGTCAGGTAGCTGACGGCTTCGGTGTGAACGGTGCCCCACGTATCAGTCGGGACAGAATGTCCCGCCTCACTCAGTGCCCCTTCGACCACCGAGAGCGATTGCTCGCCGAACTCGGGGAAGCGGAGGAGGAAAGCGCTGGACGTGGGGACTGCCATCAGCCGTTGCCCTCAGTGATGGCGCTGATGCGCTTGGCGATGGCGTTCTTCAACCGAATGCGAGAGTCATTGGCGTCCCAGCGGCGCAGTTGGTCCAGGTCGAAGCTGGCCTCCACGAGGTTCATGGCCTCGGTGAGGGGCATATCGGCGATGGAGTCGTGCGCAACTGTGGTCGTCGTGACTTCGGCCGCGGGCTCCTCGTCCTGGACGCGCAGGGCGCCGAGGGAGAGGAGGTTCTTGACCACTTCGTAGTCCTTGATCCTGTCCCAGATTTCTTCGGGAAAGTCGCGGGTGACGCCTGAGGTGACTTGGGTGTAATCAGGCAGGCCGCCGCCATCGACGAACGTGAAGCCGATGGAGCACTCTTTGTCCATCGGAGGGTTTTCAAGTTCAGGGCGATAAACGATGATCATAACTAAGTGTGGAGAAGAGCCGACCCATCCAGGATAGGTGAGAAAAGGCGAGAGAAATCACGCCTTTTCCAGCACAATTGCGCTCTTGGGGTAGTAGAGCGACAGGCCACCGATGCGAGCATGCGCCGCAACGCTGAATTCCAGCGCCGTCCGCAGGGGAGGCAGGAACTCCAGTGGTTGCGGGAGGTGCAGTTGCAGCTTGTCAGGGCTGCGGTCGTACACCACGATGCGGTCCTTGGACAGCGCGCCGTTGGACTTAGAGGCTTCAAGCTCGTTGATCGGTTCGATCGCCGAGATCATCGGATTGGTGCGCAGGAAAAACTCCATCACCGTGGTGTCCGAGACGGTCGACCTCGGGGTGGTGGAAATGATGCGGTACACGTTGTAAGGCACCAGCATCGTGTTCGGCATCTCCTTCATGTTGGAGTTCTGCACGAGGCGAGTGGGCGCCTCGTTCAGCAGCGACAGCATCTCGTCGGTGGTGGTGCTTACACCATCGAACCACTTGTCTGGGACAAGCTTGTCGACTTGGTCGTTGTTGAAGAAGCCCTTCATGCCCGAAGCAGTTTCGCCGAAATAGGCGATTTCCTGCACCTTCTCCTCATAGGCGCGACGCACCGCGTTGGCGCGACGCTGCTCCAGGTTCATGCCGGGCACCATGGAGGCGGCACGGGTTTCCTGAACGGTGTAGGCAAAGGATGCGCCGAGGCTACGCACCGGGTGCGTGACCTCTTTGCGCAGGACGTCAGCGCGAGGCAGGTCTTGGGCTTTGTCGCCGATCACTTTCATCGAGCCTTGCTTGTCGAAGACGCGATAAGTGAAAGAATCAGCGCCAGGGCCAACCTCGGTGGAGATCGGGATCAGCTGGCTGTACTTGATGTCGGCGTACTCGACCTCGAACGTGCGGCTGAGAATGGTCTCAAGCTCACGGGCGAGAAAGACGCCGACCTCGTCATTACGGATTTCGGTGGTCATGGGAGGAAGCTCCGGGATCAGTCGGCGGTAAGGGTCATGCCAGGGATGTCAATCTCCAGCAGGGCCAGACCAGCGGCCGAGGTCTCAGACACCCAGCGAGCGCCGGCAGTGATCTGAGTGGTCTTGGTAGCGACAGAGGTTTTGGTGAAGCGGCCCAGGAAAGCGCCAGTGACGGTGCCCGAGTGGTCGGCGTTGAAAAAACGCACAGCATCACCGAGGGCGACAGCCGCGGTGGTGTACACCCAGATCACGCCCTTCGAAACCACGTTGATGGTTTCTTTGTCGGGGTAACCGATCCGACCGTCGGAATACACCGGCGTGGGGACAGGGGTGTACGACATCCCCATGCTTGCGCCCTCGGTGACGAGGGAGCTGACGGCGATGCCTTGGATATTGGTCGTGCCCGTGGCAATCTCGACGGCGTAGGCGTCGTTGCTGCTCGGGGCGTTATCGGTAGCAACCAACACACCGAAGGGGATGGCGGCGCCAGACTGGTTGCGGTAGCTGCGGCAGATATAAGCCTGCAGGTCAGCGAGCATCCCCTCGTGACCGGCGACCTCGCGCAGCGGGTAGCTGCCTTGAGCTCCGGTGGGGCTGGTAACAGTAGTAGTGGTGAATGCAACGGCCATGGAAAGAACTCCTTACTTAGTGGCAGTGAGAGGACGCTTCCAGGCATCCGCCTGCTTCGCGCGGTAGGTGTCCACCGGTGATGCGGGGCTGCGGCCGGCGCCCTTGAGGGCATCGCGCAGGCTGGCGGTGCTGTCAGCGCGGTCGGCAGAGTCTTCCTTGGCTGCGCCGTTGTCGGCGTCCTCGGTGTCATCGCTTTCCTCTTCGTCGCCGTCGTCCTCGGTGTCGGCGCGAGCAGCAAGGATGCCCTCCACGACGCCTTGGATGTAGGCGGGTTCAACGTCTTCGCGGGGCGCGGAGCCGGTGAGGTTTTCGAAGGCTTGGGTGTACAGAGCAACGTCGTCGATGCCGTCGAACTTGAAGTCCTCGGCGAAGGCGGGCGCGAGCTTTTGGAGGGTGGAGAGACGGGCAGCCACGAGTTGGTCGAGCTCGGCGGTGTCGACGCGACTTGCGCCGGCGTCGACTTCGGCCAGGCGCTCTTCGAGGGCGTCGGCACGGCCTTCAGCGGCTTCTTTCTCGTAGGAAGCGGTCTCGAGGTCGTTCTGCAGCGAGTCGAGCTTCGAACTGAGCTCGTCGCGCTCGGCAGTCACAGCTTGAAGTTGGCGCCCCATGTCCCGTGCGAAGGACTGGACCGCGGTGGCTGCTTCTGCGGGCAGATCGATCTCCAGGCCGTCGAGTTTGACGGTGGCCATAACGGGAGATGCAGGTTGACAGGGCTGGAGCGCCGATCCGCTGTCGCGGATCCACTCGGGGTCGCAGGAGACGGCGTCGGCCGCGTCCATGCGATCCATTAGGAGTCGAACCTCCGGGCCAGCCCGGCCGCGGGGAACGATGGCGATGTGATTGACCCGGATGTTGCGCTGGACGCCGGCATACTCCTCGCCCTCGGGGGTGAGACCGGGGGTGGGGTCGAAGTCGACCTTGTAGCCAGCGGATACCTCAGTGGCATCCTTGCGCTTGATCTGCTCGATCGCGTTTTGGTCAGTTACGACCAGGGCGACTTCGACGAAACCGTCGTTGTACCGGACCTGGCTACCGGAGTAGCCGATCTGGAACTGCTTGGTGTTCGCCGCATCGAGCAGGACCGGGGGGTGGCCCCAGGTCGCGGGCTTCATTCCGAACGTCGTGAGGGACTCAGGGTTGCTGACTTCCTCCGGCGGGCGGTATTCCCGAACTTGAGAGCCGTCTGCACGTCGGTAAAGCTGAGTCCCCGTGCGCGCCGCACGACACCAGACGCGTAGGTAACCCTCCGCGGTGGTCTCGCTCCCGGTGATGGGTGCGAAGTCGTAGCGAGAAACAGACGTTTCCATGTCGTCAGACTACGTGATTTTGGTGTAGTGAGTAGCCTTAAACGGTGAGCGAGTCAACGGAGTGGCGATCCACAGGCAACTGGAGATATGCCGCAGAATTCGTGGCTTGCGTATTACTGCTGGACTGACCCAAATGCAAGTTGCAGAGACGCTTGGAGTCAGTCAAGCTGCTTATAGCAGGCTGGAAAAGGGTGAGATTGAGCTTCCGCTAAGTAAGTTGTTTGCTTTGGCCGAGTTGTATCGTATTTCGTTGCAGCAGTTGCTAGCGGGTATCTAGGCATTACAGCGGAGTGCCGAACGGTTGGGCGCGGTTGCGGGCCAGGCGAGCATCGCGCTCGGGTTTCAGGGCCAGGAACAGACGGGGAGGCTTGAGGCCGAGCTTCTTGGCGTCCTCTTCGAAGAGGGCGAGATGATGGACGTGGACGTGCTCCATCGCTCGACGTTCGAACGTATTGGTGTTGGCCGTGAGGATGCGTCGTGTCAGGCCGGGGATGCGAGGCTGATCAATACTGCGGACAAAGCGGGAACGCGGCTTGCGATCGTCCCAAAGCAACTCGCGCTCGAGGGCATCGTGGTAGCGATTAACAGCTAGTTCGTATTGCTCCCACTGGCGGTTGTAGTTATTGGCTTGTGTTTCTATGTTGTCTAGCACACCTTTGTTACGCTCCAAAAAGTCAGCTGTCGTAATTTCGCTAAAGCCTAGGAACCGAGGCAGTCTTCGCATGTCGTAAAGCAGATTGGGTATTCCCTCTTTGCCGGTGTGCGGGTTGACGTCTTCTAACTGGGTTGCAAGGCCGAAGTCAATAAGCGCGACTTTCTTGCTACGTGGGTGAACCATCATGTTGCCGCTATGGATGTCACCGTGAGCCAGGCCCGCGCCATGGAGCTTGCGGAACTCCCTGGCGAGGTGGACCTGAACGATCAGCGGGGCGTTGGTCGCGTTCCCGTAGGCGTCGGGGTAGGCGGAATCGATGGTCTGATACCCCTGCATGTGCCCGAGGACGAGCGTCTGCGCACGGACATCGCCGTGCTCGTCTGTGGTGGCATTCATCGAGAGCGGCTCGGGGGCGTTGACACCTGCGGCGCGGGCCTGGTCGAGACGGTCGAACTCCCAGCTCACGTCGTCCTCGTCACCATTCCGGTAGAGCTTTACTCCGTACTTCTTGGATGGGTGGACAAAGTAGGTGCCGAAAGCACCCTCCCCGGCTTGGCAACGCGGTTTGACAAACGCGTCAAGCTTCACCGGGGCCGACAGCTTTCCCAGGCCACCTCCGCACTCGGCTTGGAAGCGGCGGGCGTTGATCTTCTCCTGGACGTCCCAGACGTCACCATGAGAGATGGCCTCGTCTGAGATGCGCTGGGCCTGCTCGGGGGATAGCTTGGGCTTGTTGCGGGCGCTCTCGGGGGATTTGACCCACTCCTTTATGGACATGGGGCGCTGTTTGTTGCGAATGTGTTTGGTCAGGTAGGCACCTCCTGCTACTGCGCCGACGGCAAGAGCGACTGTAGCTGCAGTGCGCAGGTTTCCTGCAGTAAGGGGACCCGAACCTTTGCTGCACTTATGCGACTTCGGAATGTGGGACTCGCCGCAGGGTTTGCCGCGCCCGCTCTCGGGGGCGTCGGCCCGCGGTAGGCCGTCTACTTTCCCGGCGTGAGCACCCCGTCCTCGGCGTCACGGCGGGTCGGGGGCTGCAGCTGGACTGGGGCGTAGTGCTGGATGAAGTTGTCGGTGCGACCGAAGCCACGGGGGTTGCGCCGGCGTGGCTGGCCAGTGCGAGGGTCGATGGGGATGGTCTCGGAGGCGGTGCCTTTTGCCGAGAGTTGAGCCTGGATACCTCCCGGCAGTCGGCGCTGGTCCGGAGAGCGATAACCAGGCTCAAAGCGTCGGCGGGCGGCCTCGGTGCGGAGGCGGAGCTCGCGCATGGTGGTCTTGGTGGCCATGCCTGCAGCTTCACCAGCCGCGGCCATCGTGTTGCCGATCTGACCGAGGCGGCGGACCTCTTCGCGTGCGGTTTGTGCGATGGCGCCCTCGGCGGTGCGTGCCGCTGCGGCGGTGTTCTCGCGCATGCGCTGGGTCTTGGACTTGCGCGGGGGCGCGGAAGAGAGGAGACCGCGGGGTGTCAGACCTGGAAGGTGCGGAGGGCCGGAGGGGGAACTGCCAACGCTGCTGGAGGTTGTGGCGCCTTTGCCACGCCGGGACAACGCATAAGCCCCGACACCGAGGGCGGCTACACCTAGACCCGCGGCGATGGCCTTGCCCTTAGGGAAGGCGCCGCGCTGGTGGCAGGTCTTGCCTGCGGAGATGAAGCCCTGCCCACAGGCGCGGCCGGGGGCGTCGAAGCGGAGCGAGGCAGGGGTGAGCGTCATGGTGCGAAGCCCTCGGCGATCGGCTTGTTCCACGAAGCTCTGCACTTGTGGTCTTTGGGGATACAGGTGTTGCCACAGGGCTTGGAGCCAGGACCGCAGTTGAGCTTTTTGTTGCCGATGAAAACATCGCTACGCGTGCGACCCGGCTCCAGGCGGCGGACGGTGGCAGGCGTAAGGGTCACGGTTGTTACTGCAGATTGATGAGTTTGTACAGGGTCGAGTCGATCAGGGTTTGGATGCTGTCGATGTCGTTCTGTAGCTCACTATCGGAGGCAACGCCGGCGCGGGTGTTGCGCACGTAGTCGCTCAGCTTGGTGACGAAGTCGATAGGGTTGCCATTGGGCATCGAGGGGCCAACGGGGTAGTCGGTGACGATGCCGTACTTACCCTGATAAGCCTCGATTAAGCCATCGGCCAGCTCCTCGAGCTCGGAGTAGAAGCTACCAAGGGCGGAGTGCTGGGAGAAGGAGCGAGACTGCAGGTGCAGCAGGTGTGCTGAGGTGACAGCGTCTAGCAGTGCCTTGAAAAAAGCTGCGGCGATGGCTTTGTCCGTTGTGCCAGTCTCGGGGGAGTCGCGACGCGCCGTCTTGAGGGCAAAGCCGACTGCCCAGATGCTGGAGGTCATGGGTCAGATGGCGAGTTGGTCGAGGTCGGGGGTGAAGCCTGCTGCATAGACCGAGTCGCGCTTCATAGTTTTAATACCTGCAGCGCGCTGCCGGGCGTATTGGTAGGCACCGCGCATGTTGCGGGCAACACCATTGGCACCACCAGCACGGTTGAAACCGGCGTAGGCACCAAGGGCGGCTTCCTGGCCGACTCCAATAGCGGCGGTGCGCCCCGCGCTCTTGAGGAACTCTTTGGCGAGCCCCTTCTTGCCCATACGAGAGGCTTTACTGGCGTTCGCAGTTTGAATAGCCGCACTACCGAGGGTCATGTTGCGGTAGCCCCGGCTGACCTCCCCCAGATTGCCGTGGAGAGCACCGACATAAACCTGAGCCAGCCCACCGCCAATCGCAGTGGCGCCGCCAACTTGGGCTGCAAACTCACCGGTGGCCTTGATCTTGTTGCCGACGCCTTTGAGATTGCCCCTTTCCTTGTTGAACCTGTGGGCTGCAACCGGGTCCCTGCTCAAAGTTTGGAACTCTCGTTTGGCCGCAGCTTGAGAGCTGGCTATCTGCGCAGCACCAACATGGCACTTTTCGCCCTGGGAAATGGAGCCGTTGCCGCACTTGAGGTCCAGGCGTGCGGCGGCATCGAGCCGAGCTCGGATGTAGGGGCGGCTGCGGCCTTGGATGCCGAGGTCGCAGGCAGCGAGGTACTCCTGAGGGGTCAGGGCGTCGTTGCGGTCCATCTTCTTGGCGGAACCGCCGCAGCCGCAGTCGCTGTCCATCGGGGCCTTGGTGGCCTTGGCGTTCTTGGCGCCGCGCTTGCGATTGGTCTTACCTACGGGAGTATCGGCAGCCTCGGCACCCTCGCGGGTCTCTTCCTCCGCGGACTCGGTGCTCTCGTGCGCTGCGCTCTCCTCGGGATCCATCCCCATCGGTGGACGCTTCTTGGTGGCGGCGGGCATAGCAGAAGGGCGACGCCGCCCAGGATGTGATAGGCCAGTGTAAGAACCAGTTCCTGTCTAGGACAGTGGCGTTGGTGCGAGGTGCTCGAACACCGCGGCCTTGTTGAGAGAAACAGGCTCGGTGCCGGTGGTAGCGAACGCCTTGGCGACGTCAGCTTTATGCGTTTTCCGCATAGCCGCGTAGCCTGGGTCCATCGAGGCCACGTCGGCGTCCCACGGAGCGAGATGGCACCGGCACCGCGGGTGCAGCGGCACTTTGATTTCGCCGCGGCGGTAGACGTTGGCCGCTCTCGGGGCGCAGTGCGGGCAGAGGCGGTCATCAGCGGTGGCGTAGTACATCACCAGCTCGATGCCCTGCGCGGCGTAGTACGTGTTGCTGGCATCTGCGTAGGCTCTGATGCTCTCGGTGCGGACGATTGTTTCGGCGCGGGACTTCACCACACCGAGCCGAGAGCGCATGTCACGCACCATGGCGTCGGTGGGGCGGCCTTCGGCGATGCCTTGGGCGACGGTCTCGGCTGCGGTCTCGGCGAACTTCTCACCGTGGCGGCGCAGGTAGCCCTTGGCCTGGCCGGCGGCGGCAACTGTCGCTTCCAGGGGGATGGAGACGTCGACACGGGGGCCGAGCTTCACTTGACCGGTCAGCTCATCGGCGACGGTGATGCCGAAGCGCCCGGCGGTGCCCACGAGGTTGCGCAGGATGCGGTCGTAGGCGTCGACAGCGTTGGGGTTGAACGAGGGGATCAGCATCCGGAACTCCTGCAGCAGCGCCAGGTTGCGCTGGGCGGGGTCGCTGTAGCCCGCCTGCATGTGGACTCGGGCGCGGCGGACCAGGCGGTTGAAGCTCGCGTCGAGGACGCGGTTCAGCATGGTGATGGTGCCGCTCTCGGTGGTGTGGAGGAGGCGGTTGTAGCGCTCAACGAGGTCCATTGTTCATTTCCTCCAGGGTGCGCTGGAGGAAGAGGTAGTCGCCCATGGCCTGGGCGCGAACGGCGGGACCATAGGGCTTGATGCGGTCCCAGAGCTGATCCACAGAGATCAGGCCGAGAGTTGGTGCGCCATCGGCATCGGTACGCCCCTGCTCGAAGTACTGAGAATAGTGCTGAGAAAGATCGCGCCCAACGTGAGAACTGAACTCTTTCTGGCCTTGTAAGAAGCTGACAAACTGGGCAGCACTGTAGTTTTGGCCCTGGGCCTTGCCTTTGGCGAAGGCTTCGCGAGCCTGACGCCGTTGACCACGCGTCACTGACAAGTCGACGACAGCGTGGGTAGCACGACGGAATCGTTGGAGCTGCTCCGATTCAGGGACACCGTAAGCAATGCCGTTTGCCAAGGCTTCGCAGTTGTCCTTTGTCAGCGTGAATTTGTAGTCGGTGCCCGCAATGCGGATAGCCCGCCTGACCACTTCCTCGTTCGTGAACGATGTGCCGCGTATGTCAGCGAAGCTGGGCCGCGGGGCCTTCTGGAGGGGGGTCATTGCGGCCTGAGATGCCTTGATACCGGGTTTCGTCGCGCCGATCTCGGCGATGTCTGTCCAGCTGTAGCGTGATTCGTTGGTGTTGGCAATCACAGCACGGACTATGCCATCTTTCCCTTCACCTAAGTAGATACCAAAGTGCGCGGCTGGATCTTTTTCATGTCTGTAGTAGACAACATCACCGGGTTTGAGACCGGACTTTTTGGTGTAGTAATGCCCCATGGCCTCACTTGTGGACTTGAAGCCTGACTCCTTCTTCATCTGACGGCTCAGGTCTTTGATAGAAGGACTGACCGCAAAAGGTGATTTTGCGGGGTTGTTCAGGTTATGGATGTTGAAGGCGACGCTTCCGGCAACAGTGATAGCCAGTGCACCACCTGCAACTGCGGCGATGGCTGCGGCTTGCTTTCGCCTGTCAGCAAGAGCGGGGGCCTGACCTTTTCGGCACTCATGCGCCTTCGGGATATTCGAGGCGCCACAGGGCTTTCCCAGGCGGGGGTTCTCCTTGAAGTCGGCGCGGGCGGCCAGGTAGGTGGCGGTGCGGACGAGCTCGGGGGCATGGTTGTCTTGGTCGCCTCGACGCCGCTGCACTTCGCGCTGGGCCGCCTCCAACGTCATGCCGGGGTTCTCCCGCATCAACTGGTAGGCGGCCTCGCCTGCGGTGGAGGGGCGTTGACGCTGGCGCGCCGGCTGGGTGCGGGGGACTGCACCGGTAAAGCCTTCCCGCTCGAGGATGTTGAACGCTTCGCTCCGGGGGACAGGGCGCCCCTCGAGCTCGGAGGCGGCGGAGATTGCCAGGCGATCACTGACGGTGTACATGCTGCGGGGCGTGCGCGCCACTTCACGGGCGTGGTACTCACGCAACGCGAGCTCGGCGTGCGCTGGGCCTCGGACCTGACTGCCGGGGCGCACCAGACCGAGGACGTAGTGTGCACGCGCTTGCCGTCCATCGAGCATCGACTGCTCCACTCCGGAGGCCCGCATCTCACCTGAGAAGAACGAGGAGGAAGTGGCATCCTCGATGGCAGATGCTCTCGACGTGTAGAAATTGTTGAAAGTCTGAAATGTCTGACTGTAGACAGTGTTAGCTCTAGTCCTAGGACTTTGTTTGAGAGTTTCTTCCAGGCTTTTTGTGAGCTGTGCGCGTACACGGTCGTTGCTCTGACCTAGGGGCAGTGTGTTTCGTACTACGCCCTGGATGAAAGAGCGCTGATCAGAAGCATGGAGTGTGCGCCCCCCACCTCGCACAGCCGAAACGCGGTAGCCCTGCTGTTGCGCCAGATCAAGCAGATCTGTTTTGTGCTGAGCCAGGCGTACCTCCAGGGCGTCTTTGATCGCGCCGCTTGTGAGGGTGTCGTCCCCTTGGAGGCCGAACTGCCGCACCAGGAACTCGTCGGTCGCAGGACGGGCAAAGACGCTTGCGCGCTTGTCGCCAGTCAGTCCTACACCGTCCTCGACGCGGGTCACGCTCCAGAAAGCGCGCTGGTGCGCTCGGTTCCAGGCGTCAAAGTCAGATCTTGCACCGCCGTGCTCGGTGTTGACGGCCTGGAGTGCCCTCACGAGGTTGGATCGGGCGTCCTCATCAGCACCAGTGATCCGAGTGCGGGCGAGCTGGCCGGTCAGTACTGCCGAGGCGGGGTTGGCTTGGCGGGTGAGCTGCTCTTGGATGCCGGTCGCGACAGCTGCACGTACCCGCGCTCGGTTGCCGCCAATGCCAGGCATGGCGTCCAACACACGGCTCACCCCGTACCGCGTGGCGTTGTTGATGTTGGCGCCGACACCATAGCGATAACCAAAGGTGTTGCTCTTCATCAGGAGAGCGTGGATGCCAAGGCCACCAGTTACTACGGCAAGGCCAATGGCGATGGCGCGTGTGCGATCTTCTAGCTTTTTCTGCAGTTCTTTCTTCTGTTGGAGGTTGCCTGGCGTGACTTTTACAGCACCTCGGATGATTGCGCGCTTACCGCCTTCAACTTCTGAGAAGTTGCCTTTTACAATGCCTTTGCTGATGCGACCAAAGCCGCGTTGGATGTTGGCAAGTCCACCGAGCGGATCGGTTTTGACCGCACGCAGATGTGGATCAGCGCCTTGACCTTTGAGGCGGCAGTCCCACGTCGGCGGAATGCAGCGGTTGCCGCAGCGCACGTTGGGTGGGTTGCATTGGACGTTACGCGTGGTCTTGCGTGCGTCCATCCGTTCTCGGGTGGCCAGGTACGTCGCGGTGCGGGTGCCTTCGGGTGTCAGGGGGTGCTGGTTGTCCATCAGTACACCTCCCATCCGGCGCGGAGAGCTTCAAGTTCGTCCTCGGGGACGGGGGACAGCCCTGCCACATTCTGCCGGGGGAATAGCGCGGCCGCACCTTGCTTGGCGGCGCGCAACGAGGCGAAGCCCGTCACGTAGGGGCCATCGAGCAGGGCGCCATCCGCTGAATCGAACCGGGCGCGGTACAGCTTGTAGCTGCGGGTGCGGTTGGGGCCGAAGACCATCAACGGGGCGTTGGCACTGGAATCCGTGCGCTGGCCGTCGGGCCCGACAAGGTAGCCAGCACGGATCTCACCAACCGTGTGCGTGACGCGAATCCGCAGGCCGTGGGCCTCGTAGTTGTCGAAGACGTCGCGGCGCTTCGCGGTCGGATCGGGGAGTATCCCCCCCTGGTCCTGGGGTTGACCCTGCCCTTGGTCCTGCGGTTGCCCCTGGTCCTGCGTCGGTGGATTCTGCAGCGCCTGAGCCTGGGCCTCGTACCCCATCATCTGCGACTGGAACGACGCGTCAGCCTGCGCGGCAAGCTGCTCCGAGACGGTGTCGTTCAGCGTGGTCTCGATGCTGTACTCCGTTCCGGCAAAACGAGATTCACGTACTTCAATAGCGTTGAGCACCCCGAGATTGACGTACTGGGCGTCCACCTGAGCCATTTGTACGCGCAACGCAGCCTTTTCGCTGTCGGTCTCGGTAAACACCGAGGGGAAGTGAATCGCCCAGGACTCCGGTACGCGGCCTCGGGTGGGGCCTTCGCGGGAGGCGAGGATGTAGGAGAATACCTCGGTGACCGGGGTACGGCAGTACACCTCCTGCCACTGCTCGACCAGCGAGGCCCAGACGCGCTCTTCGAAGCGACCTTGCTTGCCGAGACCGCCGGGGGTGTCGCCCATCAGGATGGAGGCGGGCCAGCCGGTGGCGGCTTGGAGATCCTTGACGAAGGGCTCGGTCGCGCTCGAGATGTTGGAGAGGGCGCGGTTGAGGAACTGCAGGTCTTCCTCGACGTCGACCACCATGCCGCCATAAACCGAGCGACTCAGGTTGTTGGCTTCCAGGCGTTTGCGAAGGTCGCTCTCGTTGCCGGAGGCGATCCGCTGGAACAGGCCAGGGATCTTGTGGACGAACAGGTCGGCGTCGGAGGTCATCGTCTCCAAGCCCGACATGGCCGACTCGTAGCGCTTGAAAGACTCCCAGATCAGCTGCAGAACGCTATGGCCCCAGCCGGTGTTCCGCGCTCGGACACGCCAGGGCAAGTACAGTCCGTCGAACCGGGCGACGCGTGAGCTGTGGATGCGGACGTTGACGTACGGGCCGTCCTGCTGCGAGGTGATGCGCTGACTTGTTGTGATCCGGTAGTGACTGGGCTTGGACCAGTCAGTGATGGTGAAGTCCTCGGGGATCAGCTCCCATCGAGAAAGCGGGACGTAGCCACGTACTGCACGGATGCGTTTGACATCGACGGGTTCGTCCTCGGGGAGGCCATCGTCGATGAGCAGCACGAGGCCGGCGCCGCCATAGAGGCGCTGCAGCTTGACCACCTCAGCGAAGACAGCGTGGAACTCCGTGGCCTTCAGGTACTCCTCGAACGCGGTGATGACGTCCTGGGCGCCGGGGTCAGCACTACCGAGAGTGATCGTGGCCCGATGGCGCAGGACGTCATCGGAGATGGAATCGACGTAGCGACGGGGGATGCCGTGGCCGTAGAGGGCTTCGAGTTCGCCTTGAGTTAGGAGGTAGCTGTAGCTGACGGAGGTTGCTGCTGTCTTGTCTCTGCCGTTCACACCCATGCCGGTGAGGACGTTGACAAGTGCGCCGTCATTCCTATTAGTACTAATATCGTTCCGGAATTTATCGGACTGAAGCGGCTCCACGGCGGGGGTGGGCGGGGGGCAACACGCACAGTCTACGAGTTGAGGCTGAATTCTTGTCAGTCGCAGAAGTCGGGAAAAATCGAGAGAAACTCAGCTTTAAGGCACAAAGACTTAGAGTCTGGACTCAAGAACTTAGCCGCTACATACAAAAACTTAGAGTCGGTTCTACACGCGCTCGGGGGGCCCATAAGCTGGGTAAGCGGCATTCGGCGCATGGTGGACCATCACATCGATGGATCCGTCCTCTTTTCGAAGCGTCTCGCCAAGCTGCGGTTCCGGCAGGGGATCCTTGATTCCTGGAAGTGCCTATGCGCCTATTGCGGTAGGCCGGCTGGCACGCTTGATCACGTCCGCCCTCGGTGCAGAGGTGGGCCCACGGTCGCGCAGAACCTGATCGCGGCCTGCGCGGACTGCAACCGGGCCAAGGGCTCCGCGAACGACTGGGTTTGCTGGTTTCGCGCTCAGGCGTTCTGGGATCCGGAGCGGGAGGCAGACATCTGGCTGTGGCTCCACTCTCCTCGAGCGGCGTAGTTGCATGGGGGTCGCGAGGATCGAACTCGCCTAAGGCGAATTATGAGTTCGCTGCATTCACCAGATTGCTAGACCCCCTGGTGTTGAATTGGGCTGAGCTATATGTACAATTAAATGTGGGCGAAGAACCCAGCAGTATTGGGCGTCTCGGGGATAGCGCTGCAGGCAAAGGCCAACGCCATCACAGTATCGTCATGCGCGCTTGAGGCTGCTTCGCGGGCTCCGGACTCCTTCTGTTGGAAGGCTCGTAGTTCGTTTGGGATGGCGCCGTTCGGGAAGATTAGCTCATCACGCTCGAGGTAGTAAAGGATGCGGTCGGTTGCTACTACCTTGCTAGGGCGGCTTGTGCTGAACGTCTCAATGGCATAGTTGGGTAGGATGTGGGTGAGCGCCTCTGCGATTACGGCGCCCATAGCCTGCTTTTCCACGATTACCCGTTCAGGTAGGTAATCCTCGATGAGAGATTTCACATGACGCAAGCTGTAATCAGTGCTCTTGCCGTTCTCGTGGTACATGGCCACCACTTCGTAGGGGGTGGCGGTGATGTCCAGCACCAGGGCGGTGAAGTAGTCGTTGCCCCCAGCGTTCGGGTCGACGCCGATGACGTAGGTGCGACCGACCGAGCCGCATTCGCGCCAGTGGCCGCGAGTGGCACGGCGGATCAGGTCTGTTGGGTAGATCTGGGTGTCGGTGGCGCCGAAGGCCAGCTCGTATTCGCTGTCCCATGCGGCTTGGGTCATGCGGCGGGACTCGCGGGTCCGCTGCGCCCACTCCGAGTCGGCCCCGTAGATCGGATGCTGGCTGTAGTGGATCGCCACGCGGTTCCAGGAGTCCTGGACCTGGGCTAGGCATTCGTTGAGCTCCCCGATGCGCCTGCGGCGCACATAGTCGTACCAGTCGACCGGCGTGCCCTGGTGCCAGAGCTGGCCGAACCAGTCGAGCTCGGTGTCGGGGGTCGAGGTGACGATCACCTTGGCGGCGTCGCCCACCATGGACAATGTCGGCATGGCGCCGCGGTAGATCTCGGCGGCACCGTCGAGGAAAGCGCCCTCGTCCATGAACAGGACAGAGCAGCTCGGGATGCCGCGGGCGGCGCGGGGTGACGCTGGCAGGAAGTACAGCGTGCCACGCCCCTCAATGGCGATCTGCGTGTTGCTGTCCGTCAGGTAGCGGATGGATTCGCCCTCGATGCTGTTGGCCATGGCACGGACCCGGCGACCGAGCTCGGAGGCGTCCTGCTGCGTCTTGGAGAAGATCACGGCGGCGAAACCGCGCTCGGTGAGGGCGCGGCACAGCAAGTAGGAGCAGACCGTCTCTGAGGCACCCATCTGGCGCGACTTGTTGATGATCGTGTTGGGGTGAGCGTTGATGCTCTCGACCAGCGCGATCTGGTACGCATACGGGTCGAAAGGCGCCACCGTGCCGGCCGTTCGGATCCAGGTGCGTCGTGCGAACGACGGCCAGTCGTCCACGCCGGGGAGCTTCGTGGGGGCTATGGCCGGGTTGAAGTTTGCGGCGCGGGCGGCACGACGGGACAGCTCGAGGCGAAGCCTGTCGGCGCGGCGCTGAAGCTGGGCCAGGGAGGCGGTCATGGGCGCGGGGCCTTAGGCGTCCTCGGGGGCAGCGGGGGGTAGGAGCGTGGGGCCGTCGTCTTCGAGGGGAGTGACGTCCTCGGGGAGCTGCATCAAGCCGTAGATCTGAGACTCCAGGTCCGACACGGTGCGCTCCAGCAGCTTGCGCTCTTGGTAAGCGGCGGCACCATTCAGCAGGGCACGGGAGGCGGCGATGCGGTCACTGGCACGGGCGTTCTCGTCGTGCATGATCGCGGTCAGCGTCGCGATGGCGTCAGGCATCAATGCGAGCCCTTTGGACTCGGAGATGTCGATTAGCTCTTGCTGGAGGGCGTAAATAGCACGTTGAACGGCGGGGCGTTTGCGCCAGTTATAGAGAGTCTTTTCTGCAATACCTAACGCGCGCGAGACTTCTCTGCACGTTTTACCTCGGGCGAGGAGTTCGGCGGCCATTCGTTCGCCCTCGCGGAGACCGTCGACAATAGAAGCGGTGCGGTGGACCACGGCCCGATGCTTACTGATGATTACCGAAGATTACCGGTTTTGATCACGTTTGGGGAGTTTGAGCTTGCAGTTGGTTTGACGTCGGTGGGCTGCTCGCAGGCGGTACATACCCACCAGTGCGTCGTGCCCTCCCCGGCAACACGCACCAGGGCATTGCAGCAGATGGAGGAGAGGTGGGAGAGGTCAGTCATTGCCCCCTCCAGCTCGGCGGCGCTGCGAGCTTGAGCGTTATTCCACCGACATACTGCGCGATGTCTCGTGCTGCAAAACTTAGTTGAATGACCGCAGTTAAGGCATCTAACTTGCCAAGTATCACGAAAGTCAAAATCCTCGAAAAGCCTGGGAGGTACGTTGCATCTTGCACAATCAACTATCGTAGGGGTAAACACCTTCTGTTTCACGATGCCCCCTCCAGCTCGGCGGCGATAGACAACAGGACCAGCCTGTCCCGCGTGCAATACAGCGCAGCAGCTCGCAGGGCGGCGGCAATGGCATTGCGTCGCTTGGTCGCCAAGCCCGTGATGTAGGCATCCAGCACAGCGCGGGCGGCGGGTGAGAGGTCAGTCAAGGTTCCACCTCCCCGGCCTGGGGCAGCGGGATGGCGTGGGCCGGGAGCCAATGAGTCCAGTGGCTTTTATCCAGCCACCTGGACGGAATCAATTCCCAGAGATCGCTGATTTCATCATCTTCTGGGTCAAAAGGGCGCCAGGCCCAGACTCGCCCATTCTCGTTGCAATCTTTACTCCCCGGCAGCCGCTCACTCACCGCTACTGGCCCCACCGGCTCGGGCTCGGGCTGGGGCAGGCACTCCAAGAGATCAGCGACGCGGATTATGCGACGTGCAGCGTGAGCAAACGATGTGCTGTCTGCACGATCGCGCAACCACGCCACCAGCTCAGCCACCTCCCCATCGGCGGGCGGCTCCGGCGCGACAGGCTCGGGCTCAGCCAGCTCGGCGGCGATGGCGAGGAGTTGGCGGTGGATCATGCGGCGCTGCGCAGCTCGATCCGTGCGGGCTTGCGTCTCCGGCACCACCTGATCCGCAGCAGCGCGGAGGGCGGCGGCGGCAATCTCGTCGGCGGGTGCGGGGCAGATTTCAAGCACGGCATCGTAGACAGCCTGCGCGGCGTAGGAGAGGTCAGTCATCGGTCGGCCTCCGTCTCAACCGGGCTCCAGTTGTCAAGGCTGGCCAGTGCCGTGGCAAGGTCTGCATCCATCCCGCCAAGGACAAGCTGTTCTTCCAGTTGCTGGATCTTCCGTCTAATCGCTTGCCTGATCTTTGAGCGCTTTAGGTGAAGGCTATCTCGGTATTCTTTGACCAACGCCTCA